GCTCCTTCCAGCCCGCCACTCCTCCAGGTATGCAGGTCGCTGGCAGCATATGTTCGATGAGGATATCGCAGCACTTCTCCCCCTCCACAAAAAAGACGTGCTCTTCCTTCTTCCATAGTGGATAGTAGAGAGGTACTATCTCAACAAGAGGGCCGCCGTTCTCCCAATGCTCGCCCACTAGGCGTTCTTGACGAAAGGTCTTTGTACCTCCCGGAGATTCGAGTCTAGTCACTTTAAGATGTACCCTCTCAAGAGAGTCCACATATTCCCAGGATTTTATTTTCTTCCAGCCGACCGGATCTTCTGACTTCGGCTCAAGATGAGCCTTCAGTGCTTGAAAGACCTGATCCTGGGAACAGCCGGTCTTGCAATGCCATAAGAGCTTGCCAGTTTCATCTTCGTTCAACACCAGGGAGGGATGCTTGTCAGAATGAGAAGGACAACGTACAAGGTAGCCTCCAGATTTTAATTTCATCTTCGGCCCCAGACGTGAGGCCAATTCTTCGAGTTGCATTCGGGATGCTCTATATCGTAAAGAGTTTTCGGGGCAATGCGTTGGACTTTAAAAAGATTTCAGGCCCGGGAGCTTTGCAGCGTACCCCGAGCCCGATAATCTGATTTCAGCAATGAAATTCTGTCTTCAGGGTAACAAATCCTAAAAACAGAACAAGTAGCTAAGGCCGAGGGTTAGAGTTTTCCTTAGACTCACCGCGCGGCATTTAAAAATAAACGCGGTAACAGAGCTCCCGATGCCGGGGCGAAGGACTTCAGTCGAGGCCTGATAGGGACTCAGACATTGAAGGACAGTGCGATCTCGACACTGGCCCAGGACGCCATAGAAGGCCACTCGTAAGCCAGCCATCCCCGTAGTCGGGGTAGAGACGGGAGGGTTAAAACCCCTCATCATAGGGGCTACCTGCTTTAACTTTCTTTGTGTCCCCCGGAAGGGTAAGCCCATTCTTTGTCTCTACCTTCCTGGTCCTCAGTGAGTTCTTCTTGATAAAGAAGTTTCGAAATTAGGTGATGACGAGCAGAAGCGAGACACACCGTGAAGATTTCAAAAGTTCCAAGAAGAACGAAAAGAAACAAAAATCCAAACCCATTTCCCTATTCCTGTCCTGTGATAGAAGCATGATACAATTTTAGGAGAGAGCATGGAGAAGAAAAAGCCCGGCATACATAACTGGATAGCGAATTTGAGCCCCGAGGAACGCAAGGCCCATTACGATCAGGTGGGGAAGGCTCGCGATGAATACTTTGCCAAGCGTCGACATAAGCAGATCACGCTCACTCAAGAGGCCCTCACCTTGTTGCCTGAGATTGTGGCCCAGAAGATACTAGAAGAAGCGCTGGATGATACTTGGGAGCCTCCGCGAAGCATCGTTGAGAAGATGCGGGTCTTGACGGACAAAGGTTACACCTTGGAGGAGATGCGGGCCGGCCACTTTAAATCTATCACCACCACGGTGTGGGATAAGATTGTGCGCGGGCTTTTCAAAGATCATGTGCCCATGATCGAGAGCTTGGGCCTTGATTTGGTGACCTCACGAAAAAAAGCCATTCGGATGTTGAAGCGGCGCGCGGGGATGGTGAAAAAAGAAATGAAGCGCTATAGGGATAAGGAAAAGTATATTCCGCCTGCTCTTTTCCGAGAGCTCTCCCATGTGGAAGATCGCCTTCACGATGTCGAGATAGAGCTCGCTCAAGTCCTCACCAAGATCGGAGTGGTGGGGGATAAGAATAAACAAGGCTCTATTAATCTTCACATCCACACTCCTCGTCCCAAGGTGGAAGTCGCCATTGATGTGACGCCAGAAAAAAATGAGTGAGATAGAAAATCAGTACGTCCCCAATGGCTGGCAGACAAAGATGCACATGTCCCATTGGGTATGGGGATGTTTGGTTGGGGGAAAGGGTTCTGGGAAAACCCGTAGCGGTATTGAAGAACTTAAGGCCTGTGCCCTAGAGTTTCCGAAGACCAGCTATCTTATTGGGCGAAAAACTCTTCCCTCCTTAAAGGACACGACTTGGCGCGAGTTTATTGATTGCCTGCCTCACGGAATCATTAAAGACTACAACAAAGCGGAGCGGGTAGTGGAGCTCATCAACGGCTCTCTCTTCCTGGGAAGATCTTTGGATGAGCCAAAGAAGCTCGAGTCGCTCACGCTCTCTGGATTTTTGATCGATGAATCTGAGGAAATAGATAAGGTGTATTTCGACGTTTTGAAGACTCGGGTGCGACAAATCTTAAGGATCAACGGCAAGAAAATCACGCCTCGCTATCGAGGAATATTGGCTCTTAACCCCTGCGATGAAGATCACTGGATTCCAGATCTCTTCACGAAAATAAAACCCAAGGACCATGCCATCTTCTTTTCCTCTACCCTTGATAACCTGGAGAACCTCCCGGACTTCTATGTCGACAACTTAAAATCTACCTATACCCCGGACATGCAGCAGCGAATGATCTTCGGCATGTTTGGACGGGTGCACCGAGGACGTCCAGTGTTTGCGGAGTTCTCCCGTGGAAATTACATCGAAGGCATTACGCCTCAAGACAATCTAGTGATCTTCCGGGGCTGGGACTTTGGCTATAACAATCCGGCTTGCGTGTGGCTCCAGTTCGTTGACGGACAGGTGCGAGTCTTGGCAGAGAAGCTAGGGCGAAAAATCTATCTCGATGACTTCATCAAGGAATGCCGGCAGCTCGAGAAAGAGATATTTCCACAGCATTTTATTTGGAAAGACTTCTGCGATCCTCACGGCTCCGATGAAACCGACAAAGGTAAGACCTCAGTGGAGATTATGAATGATGCTGGCATCTATCCGTTGCATCGAAGGACCCGTATTGAAGAAGGCATCAAGGCAATGCGCGAATGTCTCAACACTAAAGGCCAGGACGGTCATGCCAATTTCATTATCCACCCCCGCTGTCGCAATCTGATCGAAGGATTAAGGGGTGGTTACCACCGCGAAGACGGTAAAGACGATCCAGTGAAGGACGGATTCTATGATCACCTCATGGATGCACTCCGCTATACGGTCGTTGCCTTGGTGCGTCGTCATAAATTTAATCGCATGGCCACTACATTTAACGCTGCGAACGTGATAATTCACCCAGTCACAGGCAGAAGAATAGAAATTTAAGTTACAATGAGCGGTGAGAGTATGGCGAAACCAGAAAAAGTAAACGAGAACTCCTTCAAAAGAAACTTCGCAACCGATGATGACATCTCCGCCAGGTTCATGAAGTACGCTATGGATATCATGGTGACCACCCGGCAGAACCGTCGCACACTAGAATCCCAATGGATTGACGATGTGAGGGCTTGGTCCTGTCTTCCTGATGAGTTTGGTTATCAAGGTCGTGCCAATATCTACGTCCCCGAGATGCACAACCAGATCGAATCCTCAGTGGAGAAGTGTGTCTCGGCCATGTTCTCCGGGAATGATCTGCTCCAGACTATACCGCTTGCCGGTACAAACCGTAAGACAGCGGATGCTATTCGTAACGCCGTTCAATACGAGCTTGAGGAACGTAATAAGCTCTTCGTGAAGTGGGATGAGTTCGAGCGCCAACGCATTCTCATGGGGACATCCATCTTCAAGGGTAGCTTCGTGAATGACGAGAAGTTGATTTATTTTAGAGACAAGAAGGGCAAAGTCATGAAGTCCATGGTCCCTCGTAAGCGCGGGGTTTTCTGGGACGTGGTGCCGCTTTTCTATTGGTACATCTATCCTGAGAAATCAAATCTCGAAACCAATGAAATGATCTTCGAGGACATGCTGGTGAAGCTCGACGCCCTGAAGCGCGACAAGGATAAATATGTCAATCTTGATAAAGTGCAGCCAGTTGCTCGTGATGTTAACCACTATTGGGTGGACGTTGAAAATCTGCAAATGGTGGGACTAGGTCAGCTCTTGGAATCTCGTCAGGGCATGGCAATGATCACGGAGATCTATTGCGAATTCCCACTCACGAAAGATAACCCAGTTCCTGTCCAAGCTTTCATAGCGAACGATAATACGCTGCTGCGCCTGGTTCGAAATCCTTATTGGTTCCAAGATCACCCATACCAAGCCGATGGCTATATCAAACGACCTTCTGGGATTTTCTATCATTTGTCTTTGCCGGACAGGATCAGATCCCAGCAATATCAGATTAACGACCTCACGAATCACACCATGGACTCTTTGTCCTACACCCTAAACCCGGTGACGGTAGTGGATCCCGCCTTGGCGGGGGATGTGAACTCGATGAAGTTCATGCCAGGAGCCAGATGGTTGGGATCACCAGATGGGATTAAGCCCATGATGTTCCCAGATGTGTCGGGAGCAGGACTTAGGGCCATTCAAGAAATTCGCGGACAGATTGCTCAATTTTCTGACAACACCCCAGGGATAGCGCCACAGCTAGAAGGTAAATCGCGAAGTGCCACACAGGCCTCCATCGTGCAACAAAATGTCTCGGTTCGTCAACGAGTGCAGTCGGGTCGAGAAGAGATCAATGTTCTAATTCCGATGGCTAAAAAAACTCATGCCATGCTTCTCCAGTTTCAAGATGAGAAGTGGCAGATCAAAATTCAAGGTCCCGATAATGGAGCTTGGATCACTCAGGAAGTGGACCCGGCTGATATTGTGGGAGATGTGGAATTTATCTGGAAGGGTTCAAGCTACGAGCAGAAGACCGCTGTACGCTCCCAGCAACTCCTGGCTTTCTTCAATCAACAATTGCAGATAGCTCAGATGATGCCTGGAGAAGTGGATCTGGCGGGCCTCTCAAAGCGTATAGCCCGTGATGCCTTCAATATTGAAGACATCGATGAAATCTTTAAATCCTTACGAGACAAAAAGAACGTCGATCCGGATGTAGAAAATCTTGCCTTTAAGGCTGGCGAGGATGTGCCGATCAATGCCGGGGATAATGATGACGCCCATATCGAGAGGCATAACCAAATCCTCGAAGACCCCAAGACCAAAGACGATATCAAGATGAAGGTTCTCAACCATACCCAAACACACATGGCGCAAAAGCAGGCGAAGCAACAGATCATCCAGATGAAAGCTCAACTCGCTGCGCAACAACAGGGTCCACAAGGACAATCCGGTCATGGTGGACCTTCTTCTCCGATGGAAGGAAACCGTGGACAAGTGAGTGCTTCTCCGCAAGAAGGGCATCTCATGACCTCAGTTAAGGGAGTGAACCCAAACATATGAACGAACTGATTCCGATCACATTCGAAGGGAAACTCTCCATGGAAGAACGTAAAACCTTAGGTGGTCTTAAGGATTCAGAACCTTTTCGCCTACTCAGGAAAATCTGCGCCGGTGAATATGCAGTGGTTTGCGATCAGTTGCCCATTGCTGAATCAGAGAAAGCTCTTCTCATCGCTCAAGGTCAGCTCCGCGGCATCCGTCAAATTTACAACTTACTTATCGGACTTGGAGTGGAAGCCCAAAAAAATCCTGAGCAGGCCTTGCCAATTCATAAGCAGATCCTTAAGAATGGATTAGAGGGCAAGGGGAAATCCTTTAAGGATCAGTCGAACCCTCACTAGCGTGGTTGGCGCGTTAAACACGGACCAGTCGCCTCAACTTTAGGAGGGTAGTCATCTTGAGTGACACAACATCGGACGTAAAAGGAGCCCAGGCTCCAGTTCAGCCATCGTCCTCTGAGCAAATGATCCCAAAGCAACGATTCGATGAAGTAGTGGTTGAGCGCAATCGTCTACGCGAAGAGCGAGAGCTCCAGAGCCGGACGGTCGCATCTCTGACGAACCTTGTGCAACAGGCTCGACAACCGCAGGCGAGACCTGCGCAAGAAGATCCTAGAGTCAAGAAACTCAGAGAGTCGGGCAATAATGAACTGGCAGATTTGATGGTTCAACAAGAAGCATCTCTTCGTCAGTTGAGAGGGGCAACTAAGACAATGGCCGATGATTTTGATCGAGAAAGACTGCTACGGGTTTACGGACCCAAGGCACAGTCCGAGCTCCAGAAGATCGAACAAATTGTTGAAGCTGAACGTTCTCGCGGTAATTACGCTGTGTCGCGCGAAGGAGTTTTCTTATGGCTCAAGGGCCAGGAGAAGCTTATCGCTGAGCAAAACGCTCTTCAGGCGCCTCAGGGCGGTGCTCAACAGAGCACGGCTCCGGTGCACCAAGCGGCAGAAGATGCGCCCGGACAAGATCCTAAATCATTGACGCGTGTTCCACAGGGCGGAGCCTCGGTGGGTACAGGCGATAAAACTCGTGAGCAAAGGGAAAAGGAACTCGAAAACTTCGAATTTTAACTTTTTTGCTTAGGAGAAGATAGAAATGACAACTACATTTGCAAGTCTCTCCGGTGGTTCAGTAAACGTCCATATTGCCGATCAATTGTTGGAGCTGGCGAAACGCTCAGTAATTTTCCAACAACTCGGTGAGAAGGCGAAGATGCCCCCGGGAGAAGGTAAGACCTTCCAATTCAATCGTTACGAGCGTCTGGCATTACCGCGTTCGCCCCTTTCTGAAGGTGCGGATCCGAGTGCCTCGGCTCTCACTCTCGCCACAGTACAAGCTGTGTCTGATCAATGGGGCGCGTTCGTTCAGCTATCTGACGTCGCCGTCCTCACGATTAAACACCCACTGTTGAAAGTCAGCATCGAACTGTTGGCTCTTCAAGCTGCCGAGCTCGTTGATCGTGAGATCATCGCAGTTCTTCAGTCTGGTACCAACGTGAGCTTCGGTGGAGCAATCACGGTGCGTTCGTCTTTGGCGACCGCTTCGACTGATTCTCTGGCGGACTCGGTGGTTCAAAAAGCGGTGGCTCGTCTACGCAATCGTGGAGCACATCCTTACGAAGGCATTCACTATGTCGGCGTTTTGGATCCTTCCATGGAGCAAGACGTGTCCCAAGCTTCCAACACCGCCTTCACCAATGCGTCGGCTTATAGCAACGTTAAAGCTCTCTTTAACGGTGAAATTGGCCAATGGCGTGGTGTGCGCTGGATGACCTCCAACTTTATTCCTGTCCTTTCAGGGATTGCAGCTGGAAGTTATACAAGCCCGGCCTCACCGGCTGGCACATTCACCACTGCTAACTACCGTGTTTCTTGCGCCTACTACGACGTGAACACCGGTCAGTTGGTTAAACTCGAGCAGAATTCCAATGTCGCGTTCACGAACCTTGACAGCTTGGCAGGTACCACTCC